GTCATTGGTGATGCTCTGTATCTAGCTTTAGAGCAATTGAGGAGTGACTACAAGAAAGGCTGTAGCATAACGAAAGAGATCATCAAGAGGCGTATGGGCGACTTGTCTCGTCTGTATCGTGGTTTCGCAGAAGAAGAGCTAACAGATTACACGTTGCCAGATAAGAGCGAAGTGCATCAAAGGCTGGTTGAACAGGCTAAGGTTTTGATTCATCAGGATAATGTTACAAGCGAAAGCAAAGGAAGAGTACACAGTAGAGCGTTCTGGGAACAATGCTGGGAAATGGTAGGTGACAGCGGAGAGCGCCATATTCCAACAGAAAAAGAAAAAGCAAAACGCAAGAAGGTGATTGATAGAAGGCTAGATGGGGAGCAATATTTTGAGCTGGTATGACCAAGTATTAGACCGTCTGGACAAGGTAAGACGGCGCGGAGAAGAGAGCTGGACTGCCTGTTGCCCGGTTCACGATGACAAGAATCCCAGCATGACCGTCAGCGTAAAGGACAGAAAGCTGCTGATGTATTGCTTTGCCTGCGGCGCTAAAGGTGATAGTGTGGTAGAATCCATAGGTCTAAATGCAGGTGCGCTGTTCGAAGACAGTCAAGAATTTGACGCTGATCCGCATTATCTTCTGAAGAAAACACAGGAAGATGATGATTTTCTTATTGCGATATACCAAAGCGCAAAGAGATCAGGAGAGCGCATCAGGTACAAGGATCACAAAGCCTACATGGAGGCAATGGCCCGTAGGCACAACAGAACAGAGGCTGGCATAGCTCAGACGATTATCCCAGAGACCAGAGAGGATTTTCTGTGATGGAAGTAGTCCTGATTGGCATAGTGATATCAGCATTGGTAGTGAAGTATGGCTAGACCTGAGAGAGTCTTCTCCGATGAGGAGATAGAAGAGATTAAAGAGCTTGCGCCCGTATTAACGCAGGAGCAGTTAGCTACCTATTTTGGTATGACCGACAAGACCTTACGAGAAATACTCAAGAGGGACGAAAGAGTTTTTACCGCTTACACAAGGGCTCGGTATCTGGAAGGAGCCCTAGCCGCAAGAACTCTGCGAGACAAGGCCATCATTGACAAAGATTTCTCTAGCCTAAAGCTCTACCTGAGTCAGACGCTAGGCTGGACGGAGAAGAGCCGTCAGGAGATATCTGGCCCAGAGGGTAGGCCCATCGAGAAGGACTACCACGTTACCATTGAGGTTGTGCAACCGGGAGACTTAGATGCCGATTAGCGTGAAGAAGGTTAAAGATAAGTTTCGGCTGGTAGAGCCCGATGGCAGCATAGCCAAGAACAAGAAAGGCACAGCCATTGACGGAGGCGGCCACAGTAGCCGTTCCGATGCGAGCAAGCAGGCCAGAGCCATTGCTATGAGGAAAGCCAGCTACGAATGAAGCTCCTGATCGCTCCAAAGCTGCTGCCGATACTGGAAGCCAAGCAACGCTTCATTGTGGTCTACGGAGGCAGAGGGAGCGGGAAGAGCTATGGCCTAGCGTCTCTGTGTCTGCTGAAGGCGCTACGCGGCCAGAAGATTGGAGCCTTCCGTGAGTTTCAGAACTCTATTGATGACTCGGTACACAGCCTGCTGGCCTCGCAGATAGGCAGCTATGAGCTGGAAGACTTCGAGGTTCAGAACAACCAGATTCTTTTCAATGGTGAGGTAGCCTTCAAGTTTAGAGGGCTGGCCCGCAACGTAGAGGCGGTGAAGTCAATGTACGGCTTCTCGCTGTTCTGGGTTGACGAGGCTCAGACCATATCCTTCGACAGTCTGAAGACACTGACACCAACGCTCCGAGAAGCAGATAGCCAGATATGGCTGTCGGGCAATCCGCGCTCCAGCACTGACGCATTCTCCGAGCGGTTCATCAAGCCATTTGAAAAGCAGCTCAACCGTGACGGTATGTACGAGGATGATATGCACATGATCATCCGCATGAACTACAACGACAACCCGTGGTTCGTGAAGACACCGCTAGAGCAGGAGAGGCTGCACGATCACAAGAATCTGCCCAGAGCGATGTACGAGCACATCTGGGAAGGCGCACACCTTGATACGGTGCAAGACAGCATCATTGAGGCCGATTGGTTTGATGCTGCGATAGACGCGCACAAGAAGCTAGGATGGAAGCCAGAAGGCGCTGTGGTAGCTTCTCATGACCCATCAGATGAGGGCGGTGACAGCAAAGGCTACGCGCTACGCCACGGCAACGTCATTCTGGATGTTAGCGAGAAGATCACCGGAGATGCCAATGAAGGTATGGATTGGGCTCTGGAGAAGGCGATAGCCGCTCAGGCAGATCATTTTATCTGGGACTGTGACGGTCTTGGTATAAGCCTGAAGCGGCAGGTAGATCAGGCGCTAGACGGCAAGAAGATGGAGTACCATATGTTTAAGGGCTCCGAATCGCCGTATGACCCAGAGATGCCGTACACGCTGGGCGGTAGCCAGAGGGCCAAGACTAACCGAGAGACCTTCTTCAACAAGCGGGCGCAGATGTATTGGACTTTGCGGGATAGGTTTGAGGCAACGTACAGAGCCGTGGTGAAAGGCCAGTACATCAACCCAGAAGAGCTGATCAGTCTGTCATCTGACATTAAAAACATCCAGCAGTTGCGCTCTGAGGTTTGCAGAATCCCGCTGAAACGCGCAAACTCTGGTAAAATCCAGATACTCAGCAAGGTAGAGATGGCGAAAAAGCCCTACTCAATACCTTCACCGAATATGGGCGATGCTCTTATGATGTCTATGCACTCGCCAAAGATAAAAACCGTCAAACCTGTAGAGATAAACTTCTCAGGATGGAAGCAATATGGCTAGTTACGACGATGGCAAAGAGTTAGAAGATCGCGGTGCTACCGAGGACGATCTGAGCTACAAGGCAGATTACGAGGAACATCAAGACGTTATCGAGCTGCTGGACAAGTGCCAGCAAGCAGACAAGGACAACCGTGAGCGCGTTAGAGAAGCGCATTTGTTCCTTGATAAGCGAGACGGCCAATGGGAGCCCTACTGGTGGAACTCAAACGAATCGAAGCCGCGCTACACCTTCGATATGGTCAATCCCATCGTGGATCAGGTTGCCTCTGAGATAGAGCAGAGCGACTACGATATCCGCGTGTCACCGGCTGGCGGCAATGCAACCAAAGACATTGCGATGGCCTATGACGGCATCATCCGCAACATTGAGCAGCTTTCTAACGCGAAGACAGTCTACGCGCAGTCCGCACGGAATATGGTAATCGGCGGTATGGATGGCTGGCGTGTAGTCCAGAAGTACGTTGATGACAACAGCTTTGACCAAGACCTAGCCATTGAACATATCGGCAACTTTGTAGACCGAGTGTGGTTTGATCCTGCTGCTGAGAATCAAGACAAGTCAGACAGCCGGTATGCGTTTGTGCTGCATCCGATGGCAAAGGATGAATACGAGGCCCGATTCCCAGAGGGCTCTGGCGAAAGCGTAGATGATGACCGTGAGGGCGAAGCCTATTACGACAAGGCTGAGGTCATTGTGGTTGGTGAATTCCTGTATATGGAGTCAGAAGACCGCGAGCTGGTCATGATGTCCAACGGTCAGGTTCATGAGGTCAATGATGACTTCGAGAAGGTTGTAGATGATCTCGCAGCCATTGGCGTGACTGAGGTTAAGCGGCGCACCAGAAAGAAGCACTACGTCTGCTCGCGGTTCTTTGACGCAAAGGATTGGCTGGAAGACAAGAAGGAAACTGTATTCTGCCGCATCCCTGTGGTTCCGGCTTATGCCAACTTCAAGATATTTGAGAACAAGACTATCTACTGGGGAGTAGTAGAGAAGCTGCTTGATCCGCAACGTGTGATGAACTACAGCGTATCCCGTGAGATTGAGGAAGGTGCGCTGGCTCCGAGGGCTAAGTATTGGATGACAATGGCTCAGGCTTCAGGGCATGAGAAGCAGCTCCAGACGCTGAACACCAACGCAGACCCAGTACAATTCTACAACGTAGACCCAGAGTCTCCCGCAGTGCCACAGCAACAGGGCGGAGCCCAGATCAATCCCGGTCTACGGACTATCTCCGAGGCGATGCGCGGCATTATTGGTCAGACGGCTGGTATGTTTGCTGCAAATATGGGTGACAATCCGGGCCTTCAGTCTGGAGTCGCTATCAAGCAGCTACAAGACCGTGGGACAAATAGCACGTTCAAGTACAGCCGCAGCATAGAAATCGCTGTAGCGGCCACAGGAAGGCTCCTGAAGGATGCTATTCCTATGGTGTACGACACAGAGCGTCAGGTCAGGATACTCCGAGAGGACGAGTCCTACGATATGGTTCCGATCAATCAGAAGGTGATCGACAACGCTACAGGCGAGATTGTTACTGTCAATGACCTGCAAGTTGGAACCTATGACGTTACCTGTCGGGCTGGGCCTAGCTTCCGCAACCGTCAGCAGGAGACTATTGAGGCTATCACGACACTGGCGCAGACTGATCCCAGCCTGATGCAGATCGCTGGTGACCTGTTGCTCCAGAACATCTCCACGCCAGCCGCGTCTCAGATCGCAGAGCGCAAGCGCATGCAGATGATTGCTCAAGGTTTGATTCCTCAATCCCAGATGACCGAGGAAGAGCTGCAAGAGATGGCCGCCAAGATGCAAGCGCAGGGACAAGGACAGGCTCCTGATCCCGCTATGGTGCTCGCACAGGCAGAGCAGATGAAGGCTCAGGCCGACATGATGAAGGCCCAGATAGATGCCCAGAAGGTGCAGAACGAGACGCTGAAGATACAGCTACAGGCCCAGAATGATCAGAACGAGCTGGTAGCCGAACAGGCTAAGACTCAGGTTGATGTCTTCAATGCTCAGACCAATCGCATCAAGGCGCAGGTAGAGGCTGAGAAGGCGGGTGCAACAATAGATCATACCAACATCAAGGCGTTTGGAGATCAGCTAGACAATCAAGAGAAAATGTCTGACATGATGGACGAGCAGGAGCGCAAGGCCCGTATGGCTATGATGTCTGACGCTGAGCTGATAAGGATTGCGAACGGTGGCTAAGACCGATCAACAACTTGCTCAAGAGAAACTCCAAGATAAAGGCATTGATTGGGAAACTGGCCTAAATTTTGTAGATAGACAGATAGGCAAGTTTAACGCCGGAATGATTGACGCAACGCTAGGACTGCATGACCTTGCGGTAACTGGCCTAAGCTCGCTTGGTAATTACATTTTTGGCAGAAACAATCAGCCTTACTTGTTGGCAGACAGAGCTAAATCGGCACTAAATGCGGAGACTGACACATCATCTCCGTTGTATATGGCTGGCGCAATAGCTCCTGCTGTTATGGCTTCTGCTCCCGCAGCTCTAACTCAAGGCGCATCTGCTTTGCGGGCAGGTCTTGGCTTAGGAGCAAGAGAGGCATCAGCATTCGCTGGTAGCGAGGCTGGCGCTCAGATTGGTAGCCAATATGGAGACACTGGTCAGCTTGTTGGTAGCGTTTTGGGAGGATCGTTGACTCCTACAGGCCCAACTCAGCGCAGAGATATATGGGCTGGCCCAGAGGCTAGAACTGCGGATCACGATGCAATTGCAGAAGCCATAGAGATGGAAAGGCGCGGAGTTGACGCAAACGAAATAAAACTTGTTACCGGCTTCCAAAGGAATTTAGATGGCAATTGGATGTATCACTTGCCAGATAATAAGTCCTCGTTGAATGCTGAGCTGATGCGTCAAGATATGCAAGATTTGTCATTGGAGGACAAAGTAGAGGGAACTTCTACTAGCTTTCAACGGCCTTTGGGAGAAATATTAGATCACCCAGAACTTTACGAGGCCTATCCTGACGTTTACAACATCCCAGTAACCTACGGTTACGGCACATCATCTTCCAGAGGCTCGTACTACCCAAGAGGATTGATGAGACCTGTAGGAGAGATAGACCTTAATCTATCCCGAACCAGAGACCCTGATGATGCAAATCCTCTTGGCAATCAAACTAGAAGCACACTAATACATGAAATCGGTCATGCGGTGTCTGACATAGAGGGTAGGAGCGCTGGAGGCTCTCCCGATACTGCTTATATAGCGGCAGATAGAGCAAAACTGGCTGAGCTAGCGCCGTACTTTGACGATAAAATAAAAAGCAACGAAGTTGGTTTTGAGATTGATAATTACGAGAAGGCTGCAAATATCAGAGAAAAGCTAAACAAAGCTGGAGAAATGTCGGACGAGCAGAGACGTAGCTTCATCGCAAATGAGGTGCGAAACAATCCTTTCTCTGATCAAAGAGCTCGCATTTTTAACGCCATTGATGCAACAGAGGATGAATTCAAAAAGTTATATAATGACGCGCTTTCTAGGTATGCGGAGCTAAATCCTTCTCGGTTAGAGTACGATAGAATCAACAAAAAATACCACGAAATCAGCAAGTTGCCAGCTCGCAATCAATATCAATTGATGAACGATGAGTATCTGCAACGAACAGCGCAAAAGTTGATAGATGACCCAAGATCAACATACGAGGTTCCGCTATACAGGGAGATCGAAGGGATGGACTTGAGTCCAGAGTCAATGGATTATTTGTATAACGTGCCGAGGCAATAATTGCTTGCAAAACCACAATATGTGGTATAGTTAGGCTACAGCGAACTCCACGCTTTCTTGGAGGCACGGAACGTCACCGTTTATTTGACGGCATTTACGGAAGGTAAGATGGAACCAGAAGATACGCTCGATGAGGCTGAAATAGAGCTTGAAGAGGTAGAAACTGAAGGTCAGGAGACTGACTCCGACTCATCACCGGATACTGAGGCGGCTCAGGAGAAACAAACCAAGCCTGTTTTCGACGAACAGCAGCAACAGGTATTTGACAAGGCTATAGCTGACAAGGTCTTCAAGCTCAGGGAGAAAGAGCGAGAAGCTGAGCAGCTAAAACAGCGCTTGGAGAACCTAGAGCAGCAGATGCCGAAGCAGGAAAGGCCAAACGTGCCGAAAGAGCCTGACCCGTATGCCCTGAGCGATCAGGAGTATCAGCGTCAGCTCCGAATGCGCGATGAAGCCATAGCTAGACAGGCTGCGTTTGACGCACAACAGCGCTTCCAACAACAGGAAGCACAGCGTTTGCAGCAGGAACAGCTAATGAAAGAGCAGGAGGCTTTGAACGAGAAGGTAGCTACCTACTCGCAGCGAGCAGTCCAGCTTGGTATTTCTAACGAGGAATTGCAGGCAGCAGGTAATGCTGTTGCTGCTTTTGGAATCTCGGACGATGTAGTCAACTATATTTTGGATGACGATCTCGGGCCTGCGATTACAAAGTATCTTAGTCAGAACGTAACCGAGCTAGACACGATACGGAGCATGACTCCGGCGCAAGCTGCTGTACGGATAGCGACTCATGTACGCGATAAGGCTGCTGCATTGAAACCTAAAGTAAATGCCGCTCCTGATCCGGTTGAGCAGCCAGCAAAAGCTGGTGTAGCGCCTAAAGCGCGAGGGCCGAAAGGAGCAGTCTTCGAATGAATGAGGTGATCCGAAAATGGCTAATAATCTTAATAGCAACGTCACCCGGAAGGTGGCTCGTGTCTTTTTAGAGGCATTCGAGTCCAGCCGGGTTGTTACTAAAACCGTTGACACTCAGCTCCTGAGTGGCAAATTCAACCCATCAAGTGGTAGCACTGTAGACTTCAAGCGTCCGCACGACTACAACTCCATCCGTACTTCTGGCGGTGATATCTCTGCCAGCACTAAGTCAGACATCATTGCAGGTAAGGCAACTGGTACAGTCCAGAACTACTTCACCGTAGCTACCGAATGGGGCAACGTGGAAGAGGCTTTGGAACTTGATCAGTTGGAGCAAATCCTTAACCCAATGGCTCGCCGAATCGTAACTGATTTGGAGATTGATCTTGCTAGCTATATGCTCAAGAACTCTTCTCTGAAGTATGGTTCTCACGGTACTGCCGTTGATGCTTGGGGAGATGTCGCAGGCGCTGGCGCACTGATGGATTCCATTGGCGTACCTGCTGCGGCAGAGCGTTACTACCTGATGAACCCTTTCACTACTAGCGCACTTGCTAACGTACAGAATGGCTTGAATGCGTCTGATCAGCTCGTCCGCACCGCTTGGGAGAATGCACAAATCTCTCAGAACTTCGGCGGTATGCGAGCTCTGACTTCTAACGCTCTGGCTAGCTTTACTTCTGGCGCCGGCGCTGACCGTGCAGGTACTTTGTCTGCCGCTCCTGATGCGACTTACGTCACAGCAAAAGACACTATGACTCAGACTCTGGCTGTAGCTGGCTTCCAAGCAAATATGGTTGTGAAGGCTGGTGATATGGTCACTATTGCTGATGTAAACCGTCTGAACCTAGACACTCGCACAGCTATGATTGACGCATCTGGCGCTAACGTAGCTTGGACAGGTGTTGTAACTGCTGACGTTACTCTGAGTGGCACTGGTACTGGCAACATTGTTGTTGCTGGCCCTGCTATCTACGAGGCCAACGGTCAGTACAATACTGTTGATGCTGCACCAGCTAACGGTGCTGTTGTCACTATCCTTAGTGCCGCTAGCACTCTGTACCAGCCAAACCTGTTCTTCACTAAGCAGGCATTCGGTATGGGTACTGTCAAGCTGCCTAAGCTGTACTCAACTGACACTATTGCGACTACCGAAGACGGTATGAGCATCCGTGTTTCTAAGTACGCAGATGGTGATGCCAACACCCAGAAGATTCGTTTTGACTTGTTGCCTGCATACGCAACATTCAATCCGTTTATGGCTGGACAAGGCTTCGGAGTCTAATTACCACGAGGTCTTCGGGAGCTGCTTTGGTAGTCGGCTCCCGCTTTTTTTATGGCTAAACCCAGAAAAGGTAAAGCTAAAGTCAAGGTCACCGCCTCTGGCAAGAAGGTCTCCTACGGGCAGGCCGGGAAAGCTAAAGGCGGTGGGCCGCGTGTTAGGCCGGGTACAGCTAAGGGTGATTCCTACTGCGCCCGGTCTCTTGGTATTAAGAAAGGGCTATCGAAAGAAAAGCAGAACGATCCGAACACTCCTAACAATCTGAGTCGCAAGCGCTGGAAGTGTAAGGGCGCTAAGTCAATGAAGGCCAAATATGAGTAAGACAGGCAAGAAAAAAGGATTGTGGGATAACATCCACGCCAAGCGCAAAAGGATCGAACGGCAAAAGAAGGAAGGCAAGAAGGTTGAGCGTATGAGAAAGCCCGGCTCAAAGGGCGCGCCAACTGCTGAGGCTCTTGAAAAGTCAAAGAGCAAAAAGAAAGCGTCAAAGGGAGCTAAGTACGAGTAATGGCTACTGTCGCGCAGGTTGCTAAGGCATCCTTACAAAGAATTTTAGTACAGGCGAGCGAATCTCCGCTTCAGCCAGATGAGTACAATGATTTCATCTTCGCGATGAACAACTACATGAGCGAGCTAGACGCTCAGGGCGTCCAGTTAGGATACACAGAGGTATCTGACTTAGGCGATGACGTAACGATTCCCACAGGCGCTCTGAGAGGCTTGATTGCCAATATGGCGATAGAGGTTGCGCCTGACTACAACGGTGTGATCTCACAAGGTCTGATCAAGGCTGCGCGTGATGGATTCAACA